TCTTGATAATCAGATATTTTATTTTGATTAATATCAACCACAGAACCAAATCCGGCAGCTTTAATTTCAGCTATAGTTATATTGTTTTGTCTATTTTTATCATTTTCTTGCATTTCAGCTTGCAACTTCATTTGTTCTTCTTGAGCTTTAGCTTGAAGTTGTTGTTCTTGCATTTGACGTTGCTGTTGCATATCTTGTTCTCTTTGTGCTTGAACTCTTTGTTCAGAATCTTTTAAGATGTCAGTTACTTCAGCTATTGAATCAGCTTTAAGAATATTTCCAAGTTCAAATATTGTTGCTCCTGTAGTATTATTAGTTAACGCCATTTGTTTTAATTGCTCTAAGATAGCTCTGTGATTAGTTTTAGTAGTTGCAAAGACGTTAAACTCTCTAAGTAATAGATCAGTTCCATTTATTACAAAATTAACCTTTTGAGCCTCTGTTGAAATATAAGATAATCTTATGCTTGGATTTGTACTATTATAGTATTGTGCTAAATCAGTTCTCATTTGATGAACTCTAGGCATTAAATGATCTGAATGCTGTACAAAATAAATTTCTGTTTGTGCATATGATTGTTGCATAGCATTTACCACCCCGGTTGCAGTTTCTGCTGACAGTGCTCCACCTAAACGTTGTGGATTAATACCGATTGCATCAAAACATTGTTGTTTAAAATAATTAGCTAATTGTATTCTACTCATTAATCTACTGGTCTGCTCCATGTTAAGAGTTTGATAGTGATTAAAATTTGTAGCATTTTCAGTATTAGTGATAGATGTATCTAAAGGAAGCATTTGAAAATCTTTCATTGCCACATATGCTTTAGCATAATTGTTTTTACCCCAATCTTCTCCCATAGAGTGACGCGGTAATGCATTTTGATCAAACATAATTACAGTACCTAATTCATCAATAAGGATATCTGCTATCTGATTATTAACCATGTTATATCCTACTTGATAGGCTTTCATTAAATCTACTAAAGAAGTAGATCTTGTATTTCTATCAGAAAATACTCTACCTTCTACAGGTAGTTTACAACCATATAAAGAATTATCTCCTTTAAATTGAAAAGGAAGTCTACCGGGTTTTTCTCTATTAATCCCTAAATAAATAGGATTAACATTATTATCCATACTAGTCTGCCACATAGCAGGAACATTAGGTCCTACTTTAACACCACCCCAAGTTTCATTAATCCAAATCCAATCAATATGCTCACCTTGTAATAAGGTATTTTTAGATTTATTTTTAAATATTGATGTATCATAAACTGGTTTTTCAGTTATAGTAAATGATTCATCAATTATTTCTTGAGTTACTTCACCATCAAATTCTATTTTAGTTAAATGGCCAACTTTTCTTTGTGTCTTCCAGTAAATTGTAGATACACGCATTAAATTACCATCTCCCCAGTATTCTAAATCTTCACTTTGAGAAAGAATTTGAGATAATATATCACCACCTCTTGCTGTATCATTGGCATAATTACTTACATATTGTCTGTATGCTAAACCGGGCATTTCAGTATTCCATGCATGTGATCTAGTTGCATCATAATAAGCACCATCATTTTGATAACCATTAACTTGATATTGTGCAGATTTTGCAGGATATATTCTTTGCAAAGAACTTAATTGTTTTTCATTCATTAAATAACCATATTTATCTACAACATCAGATACAGTCATTAAATCAATTTTACCTACATAATTAGAATCTGATATATATCTTTGATCTGGCGATTTTTGATAAAACGTTAATACAGGATTCCATAGCTCTAAATCATAATCATCTTCTAACATTCTAAAGTGCCAAAATTCTCTATCAGCAATAAGCATATCTTTAAAAGCCCTTTCTTCTAATTCAGGCATTTTAAATCTTTCTTCATCTACATTTAATTGATGAGTTGCCCACTCTTCAATACTGCTTCTATAGGATTTGCTAAAATAGTCTTCTATTTCAGGTAGTGTTTTTAAATTGTCAGGTGATAATTGTTGTTGTGCTTCCTCAGATGCTGGATCCATTCCAGCTTCAATCATCTTTTGAACTAACTGTCTTTCTGCATCTGCTAATAAAGATTCTTCTATTTCTCCTTTTTTCTGTTCCAACATTTCATTATATGATTTGTCATCAACAGCTCTAAATTGCACTTTGTTATATCGTTTAGTAAATTCACCACTTAATACATTAATTACATTTGGTACAATAGGATAAAATTTAAGTTCTAACGCAGAATCATTTTCTTTAGTTAAAACATCCATCATATCTTTATAATCATTGTTTTCTTCAACTATATAATCAGATTTATCAATAATACCTTTAGCCAACTTATAATTTTTTAAAAGTCTTCTAGCGTTTATTTTTAAAAATTCAACACCTTGTTGTTCTAACCAATCTAAATTCCACGCAGCCCAATCATCAGTTTTTTCTGAAGAAGGTAAAAACTGTATTGGTTGAGTTAAACTTGAATAAGTAGGGCCACTATCAGCTTTAGCTCCATTCTTTAACTGCATTGCATTTAATACTTTCATTCTGTATTTTATTTAGTTAAGGCTATTTATAATTTTTAAATCCGGATCTCTTTATTGTATTTCCAGTATTGTTTCCGGTACGTCCAATATTTTTAAATGGACTATACTTTAATTTATACAAATTTTCTGAATTTACCAAAGATTTTTCTTCTGATTCACGTCTTTTTGAAAAACCTCTGTTTGATTGTTGTATTTTCACAAAGGCTACTAAAGCTCCAAATGCTACAAGTCTATCTACGTTAAGTCCAGGATAATATGCTAACATTTCTTTTATAAGCATCCCATCAGGTATTCTTTCAACACCTAATGTTTGTTTAGTAACAACTCCATTTACATCAGTTTCTTCATCTATAACTTCTCTTAAAAATTCAATTGCATATGAAATCAAATGACTTTTAAATAATGTACCTGTATTTTTCCAACCATATTCTTGATATACTGTACTGTTTGAACCAAGATCTTTTAAAAATAATATTTGTTGTTTAGGTACTAAATATCTTTGTTTCTTTCTAGAAATCATATGTTGTATAAACAAAGATATGTTATTCTCAACTATAGTCCAGGCATTATACCATTCTATAATTAACTCTAATCTTTCATGTGTTTTATTTATATCATCAAATCTACCACACCAAGATGCTACAATTTTATCTTTCTCTAAAAATCGTTCTACATCTCCAGATATCATAGTTCTTGTAACTTCTGTTGCGTTCTTATAAACAAATATACTACACAAGGAATCTGATGTAGTTGTCTTACCTTCTGATACAGGGTCAATAGAAGCGTAATAAGCCCCAAACTCAGGACTCTTGACTGGACGTTCCCAAACAATAACACTACCTGTCTTATCAACTTGTTTTTTATCTACAGGAAATCTACTTATAGGAAGTTTGTTTGTTCTTTTAGCAAAGATTCCTTTTTCATCTCTATCTAATTCAACAAGTTCATAAGGGTATTCTTTTTCTTCAATTCTTTTTTGTTGTCTACTAAGAATGCCTTGTGGAAATACAGATGCTTTTCTATAGGCAAATGCTTCAGCAATATTTAAAGGTTTTTGAGATATCCTTAATTGGAACTGCTCACCATTTAATTCATTCTTCCATTTTTCTCTTTCTTCAGCAATTGCTCGTTCAGCTTCTTTTACCAATGAATTTCCATAATCATCAATGAATGGAGGCATTGACCATTGTTCTGGTATAAATAAACCAGCCATACCTATTGTACCATCTGCATCAATAAGATCAGTTTCAACAGCATATATATCATTTGCTACTGGATTAGTAATCATTTCTTTTAAAGGATTACATTGTTCTAAATCTCCAACAGATCCAGCAGCAATAAACATACCTGTAGTAATCATACCAGAAGACATGGCAGGACGTAAGTACTCATATGTCTCAGACATCTTTGGAGCAATTCCAGCTTCTTCATGAAAGAAAATAGTACATGGTCCCCCTACTCCGGTAGTTGCATTTTTTTCAAATGAACCCCCTTGTATTTTTGATTTTAAACCTCTTGCTGTTTTTCTATTACCAATTTTAACTTCAATCTGCTGTTGCCATAACAAAACCTTTTCTGGATTACTGGGTCTATACCATGCAGTATGTTCATTTAAGAATGTTTTGTATTCATCTAAAAATTTCCATGATCCTTTATCATTTATAAAATCTTTAAGTGATGCACCAATCTTACAAATACTTCCTTCTTCAAACCAATAGGTATTTATAATTTTACCCATATGAAAATAAGAAGATGCAATCTGACGTTTTTTTAATATAGCTGAATGTTTATAATGTAATTCTGCAAGTAATTCATATAAAGCCATATGATACTGAGCATCACGTACTTTAGCAAAACCATATTTTTTTTCTTCTTTGTCAAAAATTGGTAGAAAGTTTAACCACATATAATAATCTCTAGTTAAATACCAGCTCTTATCATCATTAACATAAATAACTCCTTCTCTACACTTAATCTTTTGATCTTCCCAATATTCAGTAAAGTCTTTAGATCTAAATGGTTTATTACAATAAAATCCCTGATCATTAAATATTTGAGCTTGTTCATTAAACTTAAAAGAAAGTTCATCAAACTCATAATGACCAGGAACGTTAAATATACTTAAGGCGTAATCTATAAAATCTTGTCTAGTTTCAAATTCTGTAGTTGTCCAAGAATTGTTTTTATATGTGGGTATAGATTTATACATATTTAAATTTAGCATATACATCACCTTCATGAATCAATAAGTGCTCTTCATTATCATGCATCATTGATGTTGGTAAACAATGCTCACTATATTGAACCTCATCTCCAATTTTAATTTCTGTAATACCCTCACCTACAGCAACAACAATACCTTTATTTTCTACTTTTTGTGCTGCTTCAGGTATAATAATATTTGT